AATCTGGTTCTTGGCTTTCCAGCCAAAGTTTACCCCACGCACCTTATACCGCTGTTCAACCAGCCGGTCAAGTATTCCATACCCCAGCCCGCCTTCGTCGATCACCGTCAGCGTCGGCTTGTACTCTTCGATCGCGTCAATGACGTGCCCAACGGTCGTCATCGTGTCATCGCCCCGATACCGCTTGATTGCGATGATGTCTCGACCTTGCCTGACCGCAATGACTGTCGAGTCACCTCCTGACCTGGCCGGGTCAATTCCGATGACAATCGGTGCTGTCTCGTCTTTGTGTTTGGCGCGGCCAAAGGCGGCATCTACTATAGAAGGCCCAATAAACTGGTCGTCGCCTGCGCTCGGAAACTCTCCAAACACCTCGACCTTGGCCTGTATCGAGTCCTCGCCGTACTCCGCGATGATCTGCTCGTATATCTGCTTGTCGGTGCCCTCTACGTCGCGGGCGTCGATGTTCTCTGTTACCCAGAAGTCGCGCTTACTGTTGAAGCACTCGAAGAAGTAGCCTTGGTTGCGCCGGGGGTTGCTAAACGCGCACCAGAAGCGATGCGGCGTGTTTTCCGTAAAGAATCCCTGCGCCACGTCCCAGATCGGGTCTGGAATACCAGACGCCTCATCAAAGATCAGCAGCACCCCGTCGCTGTTGTGCAGACCGGCGTAAGCGTCCGGGTTTTCTTCTGACCACAGACGCCCCTCGACCGACCAGAAGCGCGTGCCCTTCTTTAGATCGCGCTCGACAATCTCAGCCAACCACTTGGCTGGCGTCACGCGCGTTGCGCTGATTTCGAACCAATGACTGTTAATCATCATAGCCAGCCATTTGGTAATCTCAGACCAGGTAATGCTGCGGAGCTGCGCCTCGCTGTTAGCTGACACAATCGTAGTGCTGCCAATTCGCGTGGACAGCATCCACAGTATTAGCCAAGACACTAGCGCCGACTTACCAATCCCACGACCAGAGGCCACCGCCAGCCGAAAGACGTTGTAGTCGACGCGCCCGCCGTTGTCTTTGATGTGCTGGGCGATCTGCCGCAGAATCTTGCGCTGCCATTTGCGCGGGCCTGCATAGTGTTCTAGTGGCGTGCCCTTCTGGCCCCACGGAAACGCGAACAACACAAACGCTTCTGGGTCGTCTTTGATGCGCGGCTGCCAGAGCCGCACCATCAAAGTCTGTTCGTCAGATGCGCTGTAAATTGGTTGCTGCAAGTGATGGCTCCAGTTTCTCGGTCGCCTGCACGTCGATGACGCGCTGCTCTGCCTGTTCTAGCGCGCTGATGACGCTGATTTGTTGTGCAACGTCGATTTGCACTTGCTGCTTAGCCACCCAATCGTGTCTGTGACGAAGAATCTCTAACGCCGCTTTGGTGTCGCCTGACATAGCCGCGTCCATCATCACAGCCGCAAGCGCCCCTTCTGCGTCAGCGCGCCCTTTTTGTTCTGCCATCTCAGCAATCGGGTCCATTTCGCACAGACGCCGATACTCGGTCGGCAACATGCCAGCCTTTAACGCCAGCGAGTCACCTTTTAGACCCAACTTGGCAGCCTCGTAGATGCGCTGCAAGCGCGCCTCGGTCGCCTCTAGTTTGCGCGCGGTAAGCGGCAAGGATTGGAAGGTCATGGCCAGATGGTGTGCTGCAAATAGTGTTGCAAGTAATTATAGCACTTTGCAAAAAAATTTGTGTAAGTAACAAACTGTGTGGCAGTTGGCTGAAAGCCTTGCAATTTTTTCGACCCCTCCGTTTTTGACTGGCCCGGTCGCCGGCCCTCACCGGGGGCTCTCACCACGCGGCTCCGATTCCGTTACGTTATAACGTTACGCTACCCTGGGCGATGGGCTATGGGTCATATGGGTCACGGTCGGCAAGGTCAATTGATGCGGTCAATGGGTCAAATGGGTCATGGGTGTTGGGTATCGGTTATTGTTTTTGATGGGTCAAATGGGTCATGACCCTTTAAGGTCGGATCGGTAATGGGTCATATGGGTCATGACCCTTCGAGTCGCAAACCACGCCAAAAAGGGCGCCGATGGGTCAAATGGGTCAATGGGTCATGACATTTTTTTTAGCGCCAGCGTTTGCGGGCGCGCTCCCAGCGGTCTAGCCGTTACCGTTTCACCTATAAAACAAAATCATTTTTTGGTTAAAAGTTATAAACCCATGACCCATTTGACCCATTTCCCTATGAAAATCGGCGCGGACGCCATGACCCCTAATAGACCCAGCGCAACCCATCGCGCGATGGGTCATGCAAACACAACATAAGTTGTTACAAAATGTAAAAGTTGTAACAAACCATGCCGCGCGCCCCTAATTTGCCTCATTTTGTGTTGCATAATGCGCGGGCAGTACCGATCAACACAAACCAGGAATAAACGACATGCAACACCAATACAGCACCGGGCGCCAGTACAACGGCGCGCAGATTCTCGCGATCGACGCGCCCGCTCTACCTGACGATCCGATCGCCGACGTGCGCGTCACGTTCCGCGACGCCTCACGCGGTATTGACGGCGCCGTCAAGCTTCTTGCGTGCGAGTGCTACACGGTCGCAGCGCTTGGTGCTGGCGTGCTGCGCGAGTACGACGCTGGCCGCTACGATCAAATCTAATTAGGAGCCGACACCATGACCAAACACCAAACCGCTACCGTCACCACCACGCTCGCGCGCCTACCCGCGCTCGGTGCCGACTATGCCGCGCGCGTGCTGTCCGCGCTTCATCGGTCCGCCATGCGCGCGGCGCAGCAGCGCGAGATCGCCGCAATCGCCGCTGCGCACGGGCTCACCCGTTCGCCCGATTGGATTGTTTAACTAACCCGCGCGCCTCATGTCGAGGCGCGCTCTCAACCCCTGGAGCACACTGCAATGAAAATCACCATCGACCACAGCATCATCAAAGCCCTTCTAATCTGCGCAGCGAAACACGACGTGCGTTATTACCTGAAAGGCGTGTGCGTTGACGCGCGCGCTAATGGTGACGTCGTGCTAGTCGCAACCGACGGTCACCGTTTACTCGCCTATCCCATTATCGGCGGCGCAAATAGCGTCGAGGGGCTTGCGCCTGGCGAATACATTATCCCGCGCGAAGCGCTCGAAGCCGTCAAACCGGCCAAAGCCGGGCGCGTCACGCTACCTATTCAGATTGACATTGTGACGGCGCCGGATACGCCGGACCCTGAGCGCGTCGGCGTGACAATCAAGGGCAAAACCAGTATCACCGTCACGGGCGCCACGTCTACGGTCACGGCGCCGATTGACGGCCAATACCCTAACTGGCGCCGGATTGTCCCGGCGTCGACGTCCGGCGAGATCGCGCAGTTCAATGCCGATTATGTGAGCGGATTCGGTGACGTCTGCAAGCTGTTAGGTGGCAAATATGGTCCCTACATCAACCACAACGGCAGCGCATGCGCCGTTGTCACCAACCTACCAGGCGCGCTCGGTCTGCTCATGCCCATGCGCATGGACGGTGACGAATTGAAGTACACGGGCAAACCCGCGTTCGCAGTCTAACTAACCCGCGCGCCTACGGGCGCGCCTTTTTCGGAGATACACCATGAATCGATATAACGGATGGGCAAACTACGCGACGTGGCGCGTTAATCTTGAGATTTTCGATGGTCTATCGCCGCATGATATTGCGGGCGATCGGTTTACCGTGACTGAATTGCGGCACGCTTTGGAAGAGTACGCAGAGGAATTGATTGGCGCGACGTCAAGCGAAGGCCTTGCGCGCGACTACGCGCTCGCTTTTTTGTCAGATGTCGAATGGTGGGAAATCGCCAATAACATGATGGTCGAGGCCTGACCATGACACTACACGACGCAGATCGCGGGGGGTTTTGACATGCCATCAAATCTCATCGAATGGACCATATTTATCGGCGCCGGTATCGCGCTTGGGCTTGCACTCTTTTTTGGATTGTCATCATGAAAACTATTCGCTTTGCAGACATCCCTCCGCACGCCAAATTTATCGGCGCTGGCTACCCTGATGGGTATATTGATGAGTCGATCGCGGACGCGCTCGACATGGCCCTTGATCCCGTCAAGGTCCGCGCGCCTGACGGGTCAATGCTCTACTTTGAACTAGCGCGCGAAATCGAATGATCGCCGCGATCCTAGTCGGTCTACTAGTCGCCGTGTTGGCGGTCGCCTTGCGACTCTAACCCTTCCCAAAAACAACCAGGGCGCCCGTAGGCGCCCTTTTTTATTTGACGGCTCGCAACATAGTCCCGCTGCCACCGCTCGCATCTAACATGCGCCGGATCTCGGATTTATTGCCTCGGACCTTATCCAACACGTCGGGCGCCGCGTAGACGTGCACTTTGTTCCCGTTGTCCGCCGTTTTGACCCGCCCAAGATCGATCCAGCCTGCCTCGCGGAGCGCGTGAAACAGCGCGTAGACGCTGCATTTGGTGCCGACAGGCATCGATGACTGCAATCGGTCAACCAATGCCTGCCATGGCCCCTGAGCGGCGCCTAGTGCGAATTCGCCGCGACGCTGGCGCATCATTTCGACCAATGCCGATTCGACCGCTGACAGGCCCGCTGCGAGCATGATCGCCTTTGCCTCGGTCATCGGGGGCGCGCCACCAGGCGCAAACGATGACACGTCGCGCGCGCGCAGATAGCCCGCAACTGCCTCGCGCCCGCCGCCGGTCTTAAACCAATCCCAGATTTCGTCGCCCTCTCTGATCGTCAATGGCCGCGCGTCCGACCAAAGCACGTACCATCGCCGATCATCCGACGGTAGCGTTATCGCCATGCGCTCATTTGAGAATGCGACCACGGACAGGCGATTGAGCGCATCGAACGGGTGCAATCCCTTCCGATTGACCGGAATCAATTCAGGCGGCGCCGCCAGCAACGGTTTCAATCGGTTTTCAAGCGCGCGCCGATCGTGCGCTTCCGCTTGGCGCAATTCATTGATGACCAGCACCTCGGACATCAGCGAGTAGCCCCATTGGCTATTCAATTCTTCATTCTTAACCAGCGCGATATTTTCCTTCGATAGCCCGCCGACCGCGTACAGGAACGGCTCGAAAATCGTATCCTTTCCAATGCCATGAGATCCGCCCAGCAGAATCCCATGGTTGATCTTCTGCTCGGGATGCTGGACCTTGTAGGCCATCCAATCCAGCAAATGTTCGCGCTCGTTCGCATCCGGTAACAGGCGCTCTACCAGATCCAGCCAGCGGGTCGGGTCGCCTCCGCCCGACGTCGGCCGCGCGTTACGCCAGAGGTTCGCATACACGTCCCCAGCGCGCGACACCAGCACCGACTCGCCAGGCGCGTAGGTGACCCCTTGCAACACCTTAGCCCCCATCGCCTGCCGGTTCTCGTCATAACTGATCGACGCCTCGACACGGCGTTTCTTGCCGTTTGAACCCGCGTGAACCGACCAGCACGTGACATGGCGATAGATCGCGTTGAAATTACCGCGCGAATACTGCCGCCGGTCGATCAGGTCGAAATAACCGTCATCCGCGTGCAGGTACGCGAACCGTTCAAACCATTCCGCCCGCTCGGCTCGACCGACCTCACGGCGCTCAACCTCGGCCACCACTGCCGCCGCAGCGTCGGGGTATTCCTCGGTCGGTGTCAACTTCGCCATGACCTCGGCCATGCGCTGCGTCAGCAGCTCGTCGCGCAAGCCCGGTGTGTGCTTTGGCCCGCCCTGCTCTGCGACCCACGCGAGAAAGCGCGCGCTGTCCCAGTCGCCACAATGGCCGTGATAACAGCAATACGCGCGCGTCAAGCC